GAGGCTGAGATAGCAAAAACCAACCAGGAGATAACATATGAACAAGACTGACAAGTCCACTAAGGTGGGTGGCAGACGTAACGCCACCGGCACCGACATGACAGCAGGTAACTCGGTCACCCGACCCGGTCCCCGACGATCATTCCAGGGTAATACGGTAACCGCCGTGGCGCAGCAGGACCGGCGCTCAACTAAATACATCCAAGGTAAACAGCAGGCAACCACATGACCGGCTTAGCTGACATAGTAGACGAGCTGTTACTCGCAGCAGGTCCGAGGCGCGAAGCAGTGCTCCAATGTCTCACCGCGCACGGCATTGGTAACGATGCACCCGAGCCAGCACCAGCACCAGCACCAGCACCAGCAAAACAGAAGTCGAAGAAGAAGCACTAAGTGAAAGCGTTAGTAAAAATTCTCGAGGACATGGTCGCAGAGTCTGAGGCCAGTTCGTCGGAAGTCTCGCAGCAGCGCGAGCGCAACCACCGCTACTACAGCATGCAGCCTATCGGCAACGAGATTAAGGGCCGCTCGCAGTACATCTCCCCCGACGTGCTGGACTCGGTAGAGTCTAAAAAGGCACTGTTCGCTGAGACATTCTTCTCTGGTCGGCAGGTGGTCCGGTTCCAGGGCGAGGATAAGGACGACGCAGAGAAGCGCACGGCTTACGTCGAGCATCAACTGTCATTAAATAACATCTATCAGCTCTTCAGAGACGGCTGGCATGACGCCTTCGTCGCTAAGAAGATGGTCATAGTGGCTGAGTGGAAGGACGCGACTGAAGCGGTCACGCTGGAGCTGGACGGCGCGACGCAGCGCATGTTCATGGCCATCGTCGAGCAGCAGCAAAAGGACAACGGCCCTATCGTTAATATCGACCAGACGCAGCTACAGCCGACCCAGCAGCCACAAGAGATGCAGCAGCAGCCACAACAGATGCAACAACAGTCGTCGCCGGACATGCAGCAACAACCACCGCCACCGGACATGCAGCAACAACCACCAGGCATGCAACAACCACCGGCACCTGAGCCGACGTTTTCGGGTCCGGTGACGATCACCTTTGACCGTGGTCGAGTGGACCTCAAACTAGTGCAACCTGAGTGCGTCTATGGCGACCCGAACGCCAGTTATGTCGCAGACGGTCAGTTTTTTACTTACGAGGAAGAGAAGTCACGCGGTGACCTGATCGAGATGGGCTTCGAGCCAGAGCAGGTAGATAAATTAACAAACGAGTACCGGTTCGGCTCGGGCGCTGAAGATGCCAGCCGGAAGGCGCACGACCAGTCAGGGATGACCCGCTCGATCAAGCGCCGGGTCGATGAGCAGGAGCTGATCAGTATCTTTCATACGTTCGCCTGGCTCGACCTGGCCGAGCACGGCTATGAGGAGAGTGCTGACGGCTACCAGCTATACAAGATCTGCTGGGTCAAGGGCGAGATCCTTAATTACGCAGGCGGCGAGCCTGCAATCACACCGATACCCGAGATGGGCGTGTTTGCCTGGACCGAGTACAAGGTTAGCCACGCCGAGTCAGGTCTGGCTGATGCTGATCTAACATCGCACACGCAGAAGGTCCAGAGCACGTTAAAGCGGCTCATTATAGACAACCAGCAGATGCGTAACACGTCGAGGTTTGAGGCAGTAGTAGGCGCGATCAAGAACCCGCGTGAGCTGCTCGATAACAACATTGGCGGCACCGTGTGGACCAAACAACCCGGCTCGATCACGCCACTAGCCACGCCTGAGCTGTCACCCCTTACTTTATCTGTTATCCAGATGCTTGACGCGGACAAGGCTGCTCGCTCCGGCCAGTCATCGCTGTCAAAAGGCATGAACATGGCCGCAGTGAGCAACCAGAACGCGGCTGATATGATCGACCGGCTGACCAACGCGGGCCAGCGCCGGGTGATGCGCGGTGCTAGAGACTTCGCGCTGACGTTCATGGTCCCATTGTGTCAGTTCATCTACCGGCTCGGCACGAGGCACGACAAACGGACACATAATATCGAGGTCATGGGCGAGTATACGACCATCGAGCCAGCGTCCTGGCCCGATGAAGAGGTTGGCATGGATGTCACCTACGCCTTGACCCCTGATGAGTGCGAGAACCACGGTAAGGCGCTGATGGCGCTGTACCAACTGCAGAGCCAGGATGAGGAGCTAAAACTGGGCTTCGGCTATACGCAGAAGCACAACCTGTTGGCTGATATCTATGACTGCCTCGGGGTGCCCGACAGTTCGGCGTACTTATTGCGGCCTGACAGCGAGGAGTACGACCGCAAGCAGAAATTCCAGGCTGAACAGATGCAGAACCATCAAAAACAACAGCAACAACAAGCTGAGATGGCCAAGCAGCAACAGCAGAAACAAGAGGCGATGGTCCTTGATAAGTACCACTTCCAGCAGTTCTTAGACAAGGCTGAGAACGACAGGCAAGCGCAAGAGTTAGCCCTGGCCCAGGCCAAGGCCAAGGCCGACGAGCAAAACATCATCGCAGACAACCTGCGCGAGGATGACAAGGCAGCTTGGGACAAGCAGAAAGATATCGCCGAGATACAGATCGAGGTCGCCCAAAAGAGGCCGGTAGCCCTATGAAAACCATAATGACTAAGGACAAAATTGAGGCCGAGGTAGCAAGCCCCTGGCTCAAACGACAGTGGCTTAGGAGGCTGGAAAATGACCCAAACATCAGAGTTAAAGAGCGCCAAGAGTTCTCAAAAACTACACTTAAGCGACGAGCTGTATCAGACCCCAGAGGAGATAGCCCAGAACGGCCTGAAAGCAGCGGAGCTGCTAGGCAACCTGGTCTACAACGTAGCTTACTCCAGCGTGATCCGAAACCTGCAGGACGAGTGGCTGAGCAGCCAACCGCACGAGACAAAAAGACGGGACGCTTTATATAATAGCGCGTCGGCGCTGTCCCTGGTGACCCAGGAGCTGGCCGCGATGATCGTCCTGGCTGATGAGCTGTCCGATGATCAGCGCACCGAGCTAACCCGCAAATTTAGTTAACCCTTGTTTTTCCGCCCCAACGCTAGGTAAAATAGTTAGCTTATTCATTAACGAGCGAGTAATGTTATGAGTGAGCTACAAGAGCAGAGCAACCCATCCGCGGACTCTGCACCGAAGAGCTTCATTGAACGCAAGAAAGTAGAACTAGCGCGAGAGCGTGGCATCGTAGATGAAGCCCCGCCTGAAGCGCCACAACAAGTCGATCTTGACATGGGAATGTCAGACGCGCAGCAAACCGAACTCACTGATGAGGCACTCGAAGAGCAAGCCTCAACTTTTACAGAGCCAGGACTGGAACTCCAAAACGATCCCTTAGAAGAAGAAACGAATTCTGATGACTCAGACGTCACAGACGATTCTGCTGAGCTTGAAGAGGCAGACGTTGACTGGCGCGCTAGATCAAAAGACTTTGAAGAAAAAGCGAGCACCGCTACGGCAATGGCCGAGTCTATGCAGGGTGATTACACCCGTAAGACCCAGCTATTAGCGGACAGCCGCCGTCGTTTAGAACAGGATATAGCTGTTAATGAAGGTGTACTGAAAACATACGTCGATAACGCGGGTATTTATGCCCAGAAATACGACAATGTTAACTGGAGCCACTTACAGAGTACCCTGGACCCCGCCACTTACCAACAGAGAGTGGGTGAGTATCGGCAAGCGGTCAGTTTAAGAGATAGAGCTATCAGTCAGCATCAGACCTTTGTCACAACAGCAAAGACAACGATGTCCCGATTGAAGGAAGAAGAAGCGGGAGTTAGCCGCGACATCCTGAAGGCTACTATTCCAAACTGGAATGACGGGCTGTACGCAAGCCTTGGCAAGTTCGCAGAAGAAAAATTAGGCTTCGCGCCTGAGTATTTCAAGGAGATTACCGACCATAAGTTAATCGGTCTGATCTACCGTGATTTTGCGGCGAGAGATCCCCAGAGTGCGATAAAAAACGTGCAGCTCAAAGCACAACGATCCAACCAGACGCGAAATGCGCCGAGGCAGAATGATCGAAGCGCATTAACCCGCCTCGAGAAAAAGCGCCGAGAGAACCCTGGCAACAGGGAGCTAACCCGGCAAGCCTTTGAACTACGGTTGCGACGCGAACGGCAGGATCGTCAAAATTAAATACTTGGAGATTCAAAAATGGCAAGTTTCGATTCATACGAACAGATCAGACAAGCGGAGGACGTTGAGGACGAGATCTATGTGATCTCACCCGTTGACAACCCCGTTTGTAGCATGGCAAAAACCACAAGAGCGACCGGCAAGTTGCACGAGTGGTCCCAAGATGTTCTACAAGCAGCCGGTGTTAACGCCGCCGTCGAGGGGGCCGCAGCACCTGCTGATAGCTCCGTCGCGATAACGGCCAAGCAAAATTACTGCCAGATTATGACAAAAGCGGCAGAAATTACCGGCACTCTGGAAACTGTTGAGAAATACGGCAGAGATTCAGAAATGAGCTACCAGCTTGAGCTTAGATACGGCGAACTCGCTAATGATGAGGAAATGGCGGTAGTCGGCGCACCTGGTGGCAGCAGGCAAGCTGCTAGTGCAGGCTCTTCTTCAACGGCGCGTACGATGGCATCGCTGCAGACCCAGTTGGCTTCCAGCGTTACCGTTGATGCCACTTCGGCTTCTACTATAGCGTTACTGGAAACCAGTCTGTTAGAAGCGCATGAGAAGTGCTATTCCCTGGGTGGTAACCCTAACTACTTATTCACGGCGCCTAAGACGGCGCAGTATATTAGTAGTTTTGCGTATCAAGCAGGGCGTTCCCGTGATTTTGGTAGTGATAAGACTTACGTCAACGTGATTGACCTGTATGTGTCAAATTTTGGTCAGCTCGACGTGGTCCTTGATCGTAACCAGGATAGTACTACTCTGTGTCTCCTTGGCCTTGACTTTAATTATCTGTCTACACCCGTCCTTCGTGCTACGAAAGACTGGCCGACAGCTAAGGTCGGCGACTCTGATGCACGTCAAATCCTTCGAGAGAGCACGTTCGCTGTCTTGAACGATGAGGCGCACTTCATGGTTGATAACATCTCAGATAGTATCAGCGCGTAACAAGATGGGCGGCGCGAGCCGCCCTTTTTTGGAGTAGGGTATGGCAACAATCCGTCCGGTCAGGTCGGTAGGCGAGTACTTCCGTGGCTTTGCCACTGAGGACGGCAAGAACTACCGCGTTGAACGACAGGAGATGGCGCCGGTCCTGAAGCACGTCCGGTATCTCGACCATAAAGTAAACTCAGCGCCCAAGCGTGGCAACAAGAGCGACTGGCGCTACCAGGGCAGTATCCCCATGAACATCCTAACGGACTGGTTAAGGCAGCGAGGCCTGACAATGGACGTTTGGGCGAGGGATGAGGACCGAATCAAGGCGAAATTCATGGCCTATTTACGCCGTGAGCACCCGCATTTTTTAGCCCAAACAAAGAATCTCATCGTGCCGGGGTAACATATAATGGCAATTGTCACGAATATCGGTACGTTAAAAAAAGAAATACAAAGCTATCTTTACGATAGATCAGACCTTAACGACAAGATCCCTAACTTTATTAGTATGGCGCAGAAACGTATATTCCGCGTCCTGCAATGCCGTGAGAACGAGGCGCAGAAAGTATCCCCGCTACCCGGTAGCGGCTATCCTGTACCCCTGGACTACACGTCACTCAAATACCTGTTAGTTAACGACGCGCCTATGACCAGCATCACGGCGCGTAACCTGAGAAGTCGGGTTAGCGCGGCGCCTGCGGTGGGGATGCCAACCGCTTTTGCCAGAATCGACGGTACGTTCCATTTTCATCCGCCAGCAGACGCCTTTTACCCCGTCGAGCTGTACTACTACGCCGACCTTTCTGTAGACGTTAATGACGACAGCGCGACTAACGCTGTCCTGACTACTTACCCAGATATCTATTTATGGGGCTCGCTGTTCATGGCAGCGCCCTTTTTGAATGAAGATGAGCGCATGGGCACCTGGAAGGGACTGTACGATGACGCGATGCAGGGTATTTCTGCTGAAGTCTTTGATGAAGAGTTCTCGGGCTCCAACCTGTCGGTGTCGAGCGTCTATCAATGAGCTTAGAGACAGGCACCTACATCAGTGATTTCGTCCCTACTAATCCGTTAGATAGTGACCCGGCTAATGAGCTGGACGAGCATATCAGACTGGTTAAGTCGTTTGTTACGGCTACGTTCGCGAACTACGACGAGGCCGTGACCACGCCGAGCGCCAACCTTGACACCTGGGATGCTCGGCTAACCACTCTGGAGTCCCTGGAGTCGCAAAACGCCGCCTCTTTCACCCCTGCTACAGGGTTTATCGAGATGTCAAACAACCAGAGCTATACCGCGTCCGGTCTGGGTTTTCAGCCATCACACATTATTGCTTACTGCATTGACTACTGGTCCCAGGACGCCGCGAGTTATCACACGCTGGGCGTAGTGAGCTGGTCGCCTACCGGCGACACCGCGCTGTCAGTAAACGCTATTGGTCCAGGCAGCGAGCTGAGTACCGTCGCCGACCTGACTAACCTGTTCCTCGCTACGGTATACCCGAGCCAGGCGCCCAGATCAAAGATCGCGATCAATAACGTCGGTGATGACGGGTTCGACCTGTCATTCATCACGTTCGGCGGAGGAGCCAAGGTGATGTACCTGGCGTTTCCCTAATGGGCATCAATAGCGCCAATTATATCAACGGGCTGAACGCCAATGACCCTGACTATAATGACTTTGTCGCTGATTCAGCGGGCCATGTCAGGGCCATAAAGCGGGCCCTCAAGCAAACATTTGCGGGTATTACCGGGGCAATTACTGCAACCCCTGGGGAGCTGAGCGGGTTCGAGGCTAGAATCGCTAAGCTGGAGCTAAACATATCCACTACCGTGGCATCCGGCAGGGAGCACTTGCCTGCTGCGGGCCAGCTTACCGTGACTGACTTACCGTTCACGCCCACGATAGTGTTTATTGCAGCAGTGCGCCCTGGTAGCGGCGTTAGCGGGCAGGCAACAATATCCTTCGGGTTCACTGATGGCGCCAGCCAGTTCTGCCACACGCATACCGTGGTCCCCCATGCTGGTGGGCGAGAAGCCAACACCCGTGACGACGTGGCCACCTATGCTGGCAGAGCCGGGTCGGGCATGACCGTGGGCAACGCCAGTTACACAGACCGAGTCGCACAAGTTGACTTCGACGCACGGTTAACCTTCGACACGTTCATCAACGCAGGCTTTACGATGACCCATGCGGGCAATAACCCGGTAAGCACAATCACCTGGACCGCGTGGAGGTAATTTATGGCGCTAAACCCAGCAGAATACCTGGCAGACCTGGACCCAGCCGCGCCACTGGCATCAGACCCCGTCGCGCAGGCCGATGATCACCTGCGAGCGATCAAAAAGGCGATCAAACAGACGTTCCCAGAGGGGTTTGACGCTGAGCTAAGCGTGACTCAGGCGCTGCTGAACGGCTTCGGAGGGCGTATAGATGCACTTGAGGCGGTGCCCCTGTCCCTCGGCACAGACTTAGCGTTCCTTGTTTCAGGTGGCGGCGCGTTCATCGACGCTAGTGGCGATAAGCTACAAGTAAAGGCCCACACCGTTACGCCTGCCATCGGCTCACTGACGATCAGCAGCATAGGTAACCACGCCGTCACGGGTGTTGGGTTCCGGCCTGCTGTTGTTATGTGCTTTGCCTTCGCAGATGTTGACAGCCAGATGCAGGTATCAATAGGCATCTCGGGCGCTGGCACTCTCACCTCGGGTCATGCCGGAGTGGGGTTTATGGGGCATGAAGGGTTCGCTCTGGGCAATACGGAGCAGGACGCCTACCTTGTGGCGCAAGGTGGCGCGAACGCGCTTGTGGTGTATAACCGCGGCACAGTTGCCTCGTTAGATGGTGATGGGTTCACCCTGAACGAGTCTATCGGCGAGCGCACGGCCAACATTATATGGATAGCATTCAGACAATGAACAACACACTACCACTGCGACAGATCGGCCTGGCAGGCCAGATAAAAGATATCGGTAACGCTGACATCCCCACGAGTGGGGTCCGCTCTGCCCGGTCGTGTCGGATAGAGAACCAGGCGCTGCGCTCGTTCAGTGATGCTACTGTGTTCCTTGCGCCTATCGCGGGGCATGAGTATCTGTTCTGTCATCCGTTCTGGCGGGCCTCTGGTGACGGCTGGGTGATAGTATCCAGGGACACCGGGACAGCGGCTATCAAGGTTGAGTTTGTAACGCTCTCAGGGGCTCGCACAGACATAACACCAGCAGCAGAAAACCCGCTGACCTCAACTGACTACTGGTACGCGGTCCAATTGGGTGAGTGGTTCATATTAACGAACGGCAGGGACATCCCGCAGTGGACTGATCGGGCCCTGACTCAGATGGTTGACATGCCGGGCTGGCCGGTAGACTACAAGGCACGGGTCATCGAGGTGTACAAGAACTTCCTGGTCGCTATCGGTATCACAAAAGTTGACGGCTCGGGTGAAGAGGACCGCATGGTTAAGTGGTCGCATCCATACGCCGAGGGTGACACGCAGACCTATTGGGACCATACCGACCCGACGCTACTAGCTGGTGAGACACTGCTGGCGGAACCGGGCCGGGCGCTGACCGCGCTGCAGCCGCTCCGCGACTCCCTGATGATATTTTTTGACCGTCGCACCTGGCGAGCTGACTTCACTGGGGGTCAGTATGTGTTCACGTTCCGCCAGGTGTTCAGTGATGACGGGTGTGTTGGGGCGCATAGCCATGTAGCAACACAAGACGGCGGGGTGGTATTCGGCCACCGTGATATCTACCTGCATGACGGGTCCACTAAGCAGTCCCTGACTGATCATAGGATGACTGACTATGTGTATTCTACGGTGGACCTGAAATTCCCCCCGGTAGGTATCTGGCACCCAAAAAGAAATGAGGTCATGTTCCTCTGCCGGACTATTTCGAGCGGCGCTGGGAACGTGTTTTTCATCGCCAACACAATACACGACTACGCCTGGACAGAGGTCCAGGCAACGCTAAACGGTGCGGGTGTGTTAAGTCACCTCGCAGTGGGGCCACGACCTGGCGGCGGTGCGATAACTTACGCTGACTGGACTGACGAGACTTACGAGAGTTTTTTTGGCACCCGCTACTCTGCCTTGAGCGGTCAAGATGAGACGACAACCCTGCTCGGGGTTTCTGCGCCTGAGAATACCGTCTGGGATATGGACTATTCCGGTGGCATTGCCCCGGTTACCTTATTCAGACGCGACGCGCTGATCGAGCACCGGGCGATAGACCTTGATGAGGCCGGTCAGGGCATCAACAAGATCATCTACATAAACCGCATACTGCCTCAGATGTCAGGCTCAGGGCGGGTCAAGTTCACGCTCGGCACTCACGCTACCGTTGATGGTGACATTACCTGGAAGGCCCCGGTCACCTACGACCTGGACGATGACAGCTACGCGGTAGACATCCGCGCCGCTGGGCGCTACCTGGCATACCGGATAGAGCCCTTAGACCCTACCGCACCCGCACTGTTCAGCATTAGCGGCATGGACCTGGAGATAAGCACTCCGAGAGGCAAACGATGACCGACCAGCTTGACCCCTACCAGGCGTTCGCGCCGGTGCCCCACGAGGGCCAACCGGGCTGGATGCGTGACTACTTTAGCACCATAGCTGACTCGTTCACCCGAGTGCGTAACCAGTTTGTGTTCGAGCCGACCTACGTTGAGCCTAAGCGACGGTTCGATGGCCTGGTCCTGTTCGCTGACGGCAACAGGTGGAACCCTGGCGCGGGTCGCGGGCTTTATTACTGGAACTCGCACCTGGGTGACGGCGGTGAGTGGGTAGTGATGTCTGGCGAGGGTAGCGGTAACGGTGGCGGCGGTGATGGCGACTATGTTGCTAAGTCCGGCGATACGATGACGGGCGACCTTACCGTAAAGGGTGCTGATATAAATTTAGTGGGGGGTGCTGGAGCCGTTCACATGACGCTTCACGCTGACGGCGAGCTTGATGCAAATATTATCAATGCCAACGGCAAGATAAATGCCCATTCCAGCATTGAGATGCACGACACTAAAATCACCGGACTTGATGCGCCGACGGCAGACAAGAACGCCACTAATAAAG